ATTATCCAAAGTTGGGATACAGCATTTGAAAAAAATAACAGGGCAGACTATTCAGCTTGTACTACATGGGGAATCTTTTATAAACCAAACGAAGATGGGGATGATATAGCCAATGTTATCTTACTGGATGCTTTCAAAGCGAGAATGGAGTTTCCTGAATTAAAGGCAACGGCATATGAATTTTTCCATCAATGGCAACCTGATACGCTAATCGTTGAGAAAAAAGCGGCAGGAGCGCCTCTAATTTATGAAATGAGAAAAACAGGTATTCCGATTTCGGAGTATACACCTTCAAAAGGTTCNGATAAAATAGCTCGTATAAACGCTATTTCAGATCTTTTTGCCTCTGGATTNATATGGATNCCAGANAAAAGATGGGCAGAAGAAGTTGTAGAAGAAGTAGCCTCATTTCCAAATGGCGATCACGACGACTTGGTTGACTCAACCAGCCAAGCTTTACTAAGGTTCAGACAAGGCGGTTTTATTAAAACCCCTACAGATGAGCCAGAATCACAATTTACTGCTAGAAAGGCTAAGTACTACTAATGGCTATCGAAAAATCACTAGAACCGCTCGTACCAGCGGAAATGGAAATCGAAATAGAAATCGATCCAGAAGAGGAAGAGGTAGAAGTAGAAATCGAGATAAAACCTGTAACATTTCAGGAAAACTTGGCAGAATCTCTTGAACCTGGGGTACTAGACGAAATATCCGAAAACACATTATCAAACATCAGAACTGATCTCGATTCCAGAAAAGAATGGGAAAGAACGTATGCTGACGGGATCAAACTTTTAGGTTTGAAAATAGAAGAAAGAACAGAACCTTGGGATGGAGCCTGCGGTGTGTTTCACCCTGTATTATCCGAGGCAGTTGTAAAATTCCAATCAGAGACAATTATCACAACATTTCCTGCATCGGGTCCGGTAAAAACCCAAATCGTAGGAAAGATAGACGTAGAAAAACAAGAAGCGGCAAATCGTGTTCAGGAAAGCATGAACTATGAGTTAACGGAAAAAATGCCAGAGTATCGTAGCGAACATGAAAGACTTCTGTGGTCTTTACCGATTGCTGGTTCCGCTTTCAAGAAAGTGTACTTTGATCCAAGTCTAAACAGACAGGTTGCAATATTTGTACCAGCAGAAGATATCATTGTTCCTTACGGAGCATCTGACTTAGAATCTTCTCCTCGTATTACGCATAGGATGAAAAAGACAGAAAACGAGTTACGAAAGTTAATGTCTATGGGATTCTATATGGATATAGAATTACCAGATCCTGAAAATATAAAGACAGAGATTGAAAAAAGACAAGATCAGGAAACAGGATATTCTGCTGTAAAAGACGAAAGATTTACAGTTTATGAGTGTCATTGTGAATTAGATCTTCCTGGATATGAAGACCAGAAAGATGGAGAAAACACACAGATTGCATTGCCATATGTAGTCACATTGTTATCCACAGGTGAAGTGTTAGGAGTCCGTAGAAATTATCTGGAAGATGACTCCATGAAGAAAAAGAGAATGCACTTTGTTCACTATCCTTATGTGCCAGGATTTGGTTTTTATGGGTTTGGATTGATTCATTTGGTAGGAGGTTTTGCAGAATCAGCAACTTCTATCCTAAGACAACTGGTAGATGCCGGAACATTATCCAATTTACCGGGAGGATTCAAATCAAAAGACTTACGAGTCAAAGGAGATGACACCCCAATTGCTCCGGGTGAGTTTAGAGACGTAGACGTAACGGGTTTAACAATAAAAGAATCTATTGTTCCGTTGCCTTATAAAGAGCCGTCTGGAACATTATTTCAATTGCTAAATCAAATAATTGAAGAGGGCAGAAGATTTGCCTCAGTAGCCGACTTGAAAGTCGCAGATATGTCAGGGCAGACCCCTGTAGGAACTACTCTAGCAATACTAGAGCGAACACTAAAAGTTATGACAGCCGTTCAGGCTCGTGTTCATAGTGCAATGAGACAAGAATTTAAACTTCTTGCAAATATCATTCGTGATTACACGCCACCAATTTACAAGTACGATGTTAAAGGATCAAAGTTTGCCAAAATAACAGACTATGATTTAGTGGAAGTAATTCCTGTATCAGATCCAAACGCAAGTACAATGGCGCAAAAAGTAGTTCAGTATCAGGCCGCTTTGCAATTAGCTCAAGGCGCTCCAGATATTTATAATTTACCGTTACTACATCGTCAAATGTTAGAAGTTCTGGGAATTAAAGAGGTTCAAAAGATCGTTCCCCTTGAGGAAGACTTTAAACCTACAGATCCCGTAAGTGAAAATATGGCGATGTTAAATAGCAAACCAGTAAAAGCATTTCAGTATCAAGACCATGAAGCACATATCAAAACACATATGAATATGGCTCAGGATCCAAAGATACGAGAAATTGTAGGTCAAAGTCCAAATGCGGGTGCGATACAAGCGGCAGTACAGGCTCATATCGCAGAGCATATTTCTTTCCAATATAGAGTCGAAATAGAGAAAATGATGGGCGTTCCACTACCTCCAGAAGACGAAAAGTTACCGGAGGACGTAGAGGTAGAACTGTCCAGAGTAGTTGCTTTGGCTTCTGATAAATTATTACAAAAAGATCAGGCAGAAGCACAACAACAACAAGTTCAACAACAATCAGAAGATCCTGTCATTCAGATGCAAAAAGCAGAGCTTGCACTTAAACAAGCTCGATTCGAGCATGACAAAGCTATGGATGAAGCAGAACTTAACCTTAAATCTCAAGAAGCAGTTGCAAAAGATGAAAGAGAAAATAAGAGAATCGATACGCAAGCAGAGATTGAAGGAGCTAAGATTGCTCTCGATAGCATAGAGGCAGAGCAAAAGATTCAAGAAGAAAGAGAAAAAGATGAAAAACAAGACTTTAAGGAGGGCGTAAGAATTGGACTTGAAAGAGCTGATACTAACTCAGATCAGAAATGATCAGAATAGTATAAAAGATTCCTTAATCCACAAAGCTGTTGATAGAGAGGTTTATCTTTTAGGAGTGGGTGAGATTAAAGGTTTGCAACGTGTAATTAGACTACTGGAGGATTTACCTGATGAGTGAAAAAGAAAACGAGGCATTACAATTGCCTGAACCGAAAGGCTATAAGATTCTTATAGCAATCCCAAAGATCGACGATAAGTTTGAAAACTCTCGGATTGTTCGTGCTGACTCGCACAAAAAAAGAGAGGAGACAGCTTCAATCGTTGGTTTTGTAACAAAACTTGGTTCAATTGCTTATAAAGATGAGGATAAGTTTCCTGACGGGCCTTGGTGTAAAGAAGGAGACTTCATCATTATGAGAGCATATTCTGGCACTAGATTCCTTGTTCAAACTAAAGAAGGAGAACAAGAATTTAGATTAATTAACGATGACATGGTGGAAGCGGTTGTCGCTGATCCACGAGGCATAACTCGTGCATAAGGAGAAAAAATGGAAGCGCAAGAAAACAACTACGAAGTAGAAGAAGATATACAAGAAACACAAGAAGTCGAAGCATCTCAGGAAGATGATATTGAAATCATAGATGATACCCCGGAAGAAGACCGAGGTAAAAAACATTTAGGAGATGTAGATATCCCTGATGATGAGGTATCTCAGTACAGCAGTAATGTACAAAAGAGGATCAATCAATTAAAACGAGCTTATCACGACGAAAGAAGAGATAAAGAAAAGTNTTTAAGAGAACAACAAGAGGCTATAAATTATGCCCAAGCGGTCGCTGAACAAAACAAAGCGTTGCAGGAAAAACTTTCAAAAGGAGAAAGTGTTCTTCTTGAGAGTCACAAAGATCGGGTTTCGGCAAGAATGGCGCAAGCGGAGAAAGAATATAAAGATGCTTACGAAACTGGAGACTCTGACAAAATGCTTGAAGCGCAGAAGAACATAGCAAAATTTTCTGTAGAGCAAAGAGAAGTAGAAAATTATCGTCCAGTGTACGATAAACCTTTACAAACTCCTCAAAATAATGTACAACAACAGATAGTACCTGATGAACGCACCCGTCAGTGGGTTACTGAAAATCGTTGGTTTGAAACCGACGCTATGATGAGAGGTGCGGCCCTGGGAGTTCACGATGAGCTGATCAGCTCTGGAGTACCGAATGGATCGGAAGAATACTTCAGAAGAATCGATCAAAGAATGCGTGAAACCTTTCCTGACAAATTCGGGCAGAAAAGGCCTGCTAATGTTGTTGCTCCAGCATCAAGATCCTCTGGATCCAAAAGAAAAGTTTCATTAACTAAAACTCAGGTTGCCATAGCAAAAAGGCTTGGTGTACCTGTTGATAAATACGCTGAACAAATTATGAAGGAGCAAAGCAATGGCTAATCGCAAAAATCGTGAATCCGAAACACGCACAAATTCAATAAGATATAAACCAAAATCTGTATTGCCAGACCCAAAAGAAGACCCTCATAACGATTACAAATACGTCAGAACATCCCTTATGGGGCAGGACGATGCTAGAAACGTAATCACAAGAAGGCAAGAAGGATGGGAACCTTGTAGAATGGAAGACCACCCTGAGATTCCTATACATGGAAAAACTTCAGGAGAAGTCGAAGTTGGCGGGTTAATGCTACATAAAGTGCCGAAAGGTTTTGTAGAAAGTCGAGAAGATCATTTTAGACAGGCTACTCAAGCTCAGGCGCAATCTGTGGACGTTAACATGAAAAGAGAACAAGATCCTCGAATGCCTATGTTTAGTGAACGTAAGTCCACTACTAGCAATAGAGGCTAAATTAACGGAGAAATTAAATGGCTTATCCAACAGTTGATGCCCCTTTCGGGCTAAGGCCAATTAACCTTATCGGAGGCATTCCGTTTGCTGGTGCTACCAGAATGTTGCCAATTCAATACGACTACAGAACTGATATCTTTAATGGAGATTTTGTTAAATTAGTTCGTGGAAATGTTGAACATCAGGCGGTAACAAACGATGCTGACGATTCAGGTATGATTGGTGTGTTTTTGGGATGTACTTATACAGACCCAACAACCAAGCAAAAACAATTCGCACAATATTATCCATCTGGAACAAAAGCTGGCGACATTATGGCTTATGTTTCTGATGATCCTAATGTTGTGTATAAGGCTGTGGTTTGTTCTACAGGAACAACTGTAGCTTCAGGTAATAATGCATTAGTTGGTCAAAACCAAAGAATGCTTAATAACGCAGGTAGCACGACGACTGGAAACAGTGCAAATGCTGTCCACATTGGAAATACATTAACAACAGCGGCATTCCCAGTAAGGATTGTAGGTGTTGTAGATGAAACCAAGAAGACAACAAGTGTTACTGGAAGTTCTTCTTCTACCACAATTACTTGTAGCGCACTACCAAATGCTATTCCACATGGAACAGATGTAGCGTATTTAGACTCATCAGGACAGATTATTCAGACTGCTTCTTTTGTGTCAGTTGCGGCGGCGGCAGGAGCCACCTCGGTAACAATAAATTCAGCTATCGCTGTACCAGGAAGTGTTACAGCAATTCCGGCAGATTCAACAATACTATTCAGAGAGTACCCTGAAGTTTTGGTTAAGTTGAATTTTGAGATTCATTCATATCAAGACGCTACAGCGGTATAAGGAGACTTTAAATGGCTATTTCAAGAGCGCAACAACTTAAAGAACTCCTACCAGGACTCAATGCCTTATATGGTCTTGAGTACGCCAAGTATGGCGAAGAGCATAAGGAAATTTTTGAAACAGAAACTTCCGAGCGTTCTTTTGAGGAGGAGACGAAACTATCAGGTTTCTCGGCAGCACCTGTCAAAAACGAAGGCGAAGCTATCGCATTTGACAATGCTCAAGAAGCTTTCACTTCACGTTATAACCACGAAACCATTGCACTTGGTTTTGCGATCACAGAAGAAGCTATGGAGGACAACCTCTATGATTCTCTCTCTGCTCGTTATACCAAAGCTTTGGCAAGGGCTATGGCATATACAAAGCAAGTTAAGGCGGCTAACATCCTTAATCAAGGGTTTGATAGTGCTTTTCCAGGCGGTGACGGTGTATCATTATTTTCTACAGCTCACCCATTGGTATCAGGCGGCACAAACTCAAACAGACCATCTACATCTACTGACTTAAATGAAACTTCTTTAGAGGCTCATGTAATTCAGATTGCCGGATGGACTGATGAAAGAGGATTGTTGATTGCGGCTAAACCTCGTAAATTGATTGTCCCACCAGCGTTAATGTTCGTGGCTACTCGTTTGTTACAAACAGACTTGAGAGTNGGAACTGCTGACAACGACATCAATGCTCTTAGAACAACAGGGGCAATTCCAGAGGGTTATGCAGTTAATCACTATCTGACCGACACAGATGCTTACTTTATAACAACAGATGTACCTAACGGCTTGAAGCATTTCATCCGTTTACCAATGTCAACTTCTATGGAAGGTGATTTTGATACAGGTAATGTTCGTTATAAGGCTCGTGAGCGTTATTCCTTCGGGTTTTCTGACCCATTGGGAATGTTTGGTTCACCAGGAGCTTAATCTTGATGAGGGGGGCTTTGCCCCCTTCGTTTTTTAGGAGAAGACATGGATTTATATTTTAAATTTTTAACTGCTTGTAAAGACCAGTTTATACAAAACACAAATCAAGTTATTGATATTAATTGTAGTGTTGCAAAAGCGATGGTCGAGCAATCACAGGCTCCTTTTAATTGGATTCAAGAAGCAATTAAAAAATAACTAGGGTTAATTAGTTACACCAACAGACCTAGCTGACGTATTAGAGATGGTGTGACAATGTGCTAATACACGGAGAAAAAAAATGGCAAGTACGACATTTTCAGGTCCAGTTAAATCTGGAACAATTAAAGAAACTACAGGCACGACTGTAGGAACCGATGTAAATAATGTTGGTTTTGTATTAATGGCTCAATCAGCCGTAATTGATATAACCGGAACAACCGCTACCTCCACAGTTGGTGTTATTCCAGCAAATTCAAAGATTACAGAAGTCATGTTAAATGTTGTAGAGGCTTCAGATAACTCTGCGGCGGCTACTGTTTCAGTAGGATTCTCAGGGGCTACAACAGCTTTACTAAATGGTACAAATGCTAAGGCAATTGCTTTAACATATAGCACCGGAATGGCTACAGCTTCTATTAATATTGGAACAACTGACCGTACAGTAATCGCTACATATTCCCCAGCAGTAACAGCAGATGGAACAGCGGGTATCGCTGACGTAACTGTTAAATACCTACAGAACGTAAATCTAAATGTAACTGACTCATAAGGAGTAGGCTATGAATGACGACGTAAAAGCTGTCACTAAAAAAGAGACAGGTCAAGTTATTGATGGTCGAAGCAGACTCCAAGGTATACAGTATGTTCACGGCGCTAGTGCTGATCTTACGTTTAGTAATGGAGCTACTTCCACAGGGACAACTTTGTTACAAATAACAGCACCCAGTGCAATAGGAGTTCAGGGAGTATCTATTCCTCAAAACGGAATTGTATTTGATGATGGTATCCATATGACAAATGGAAACACTGCCGCAATTACTAGCGTGACATTGTTTTATGAAGGTGGCGGAGAAGCTTAAATGGCTTCACAAGTTAATAAAAAAGCAATGCCTTGTAATAAGCCGAGGCGAACTCCCTCTCACCCTAAAAAATCACATATTGTAAAAGCGTGTTTTAATGGAAAAGAAAAGATTATTCGTTTCGGCCAACAGGGAAAGAAAGTCGGAACTGTATCAGGAACGGCAGGAAAACCCAAGGCAGGAGAGTCAGCCAGGATGAAATCCAAGCGTAAAAGTTTCAAGGCAAGGCATGGTAAAAACATAGCCAAAGGAAAGTCCTCGGCGGCTTACTGGGCGGATAAGGTGAAATGGTAATGGAAAAAGAAGAAATAAATAAAATTTTCAACAAGAAACCAAGAAAACGTAGAGGAAGAAAACCTGTGGAAATTGAGAGCAAAGTTGCTGTTCAGGCAAATGAAATCAAACATATACAAGACGACATGGATGAAATGAAATCAGACATAGAAGAAATCAAAAAATCTTTAGCTGATATCCATAAAGTTTTATCGGAGGCCAAAGGTGGTTGGAAGACTTTAATGTGGGCGGCAGGCGCAGGTAGTGCTGTAACTGCTTTTATTATTATGATTCAACAAATATTTTGGGGTAAGTAAAATGGTGCTACCAGCAATTCCATTAGTATTAGCGGGAGCGGCCAGAGCTTTAGGATCTGCCGCAGTGAGAAAACTTATGAAGCAAGGAATTAGTCAGGATGCCATAAGAAAAATGGCAGGCAAAGAGGCTAGTAAAAAAGCTTATAAAAAGTTAAAAAGAGGTCAATTTAGAAGATCTAGAGACAGAGCTAACGAAGAAAAATTTAAGAATGTTAAAACTCAAAGTCAAGTGGATAAAATTAGACGAGAAGAAGATCAAGAAATTCAATCTATTGCAGAAGGCGGAATGAGGAACCCTAGATTATTTGGACTTAAAATGAAAGAAGGAGGTAAAGTGAAAAAAGACGATTTAACACCCTCAGAAAAAAAACTTGCTAGAAGAAAAGCAAAAGTAGAAATGTCAGAGTATAGAGGAAACTTTCCTTATACTGGTCAAGTTATGAATTATCTTCAAAGACTAGAAAATGCTCCTGATGCTACCGCCGCTGGATCAGCAATAAGACAATTTGGAGCAGGATTTGCAGCGATACCTCTAGGGGTTCTAGATTTAACTCTTGGTCAGATAAGAAAAAAGCTTTCAAAAAACAAGGGCGTATCTAAAGCCGAAGAAGAAAGACTTGTTAAAATGTTTGAAGACAGAATGAAAAAAATAGGTGGTAAAAGCGGTAGACCTTCTCCTTTAACTAGAAAAGGAAGAGAAGAAAAAGCCGCTACTCAAGAAGCTATACTTTCTACAAAAGGTCTTATGACAGATTCAGATGTTGCAAGAGATGCACTTTTAAATATGAGTCCCAAAGAGTATAGAAGAAGAATATCTGATTATGGAATGAGAAGAACTTTAGAAAGAGACGCTTATAAAAAAGGCGGTAAAGTTAAAAAAATGCGAGAAGGAGGGGTTGCGGCAAAAGTTAAAAAAGCTGTAGAAGATGGCAAAATTAAAATAGGCCCAAAAGGAAGAATAACAAGAACTCCAGAATTTGCAAGAAAACAAAGTTTACAATCAGATGATTTTAATGCTCGCTTTAGAAAAGGTGAGAAAACTATGAGAAAAAATAAATACTCCAGCGGAGGTCCGGTGGGCAATGGCAAGAAGAAAGCAGATGGCATAGCCATTAGAGGTAAAACCAGATGTAAGATGAGATAAAGGAGGATTAGGGTGGCTCATTTGATAAGTAACATACCATTTTTTAAATGTTGGATTAGGAAAGAATTTACAAACGGACATCAAGACTATCATGGAGAATATATACATGGACTTGCCATTGCGGTCACAACAATGCCAGACCGATGCCTCAGCTTTCAAATTGTCTTTACGGGCTGTGAGGCAGATGATGGAAGCCAAGAAAACATCCACGGAGGAGCAATGTGGGCAAGAATGCCAATCACAGCTCTCATCGGAGATATCGAACTTGAAGAGTGGCCCGACAGAATGCCAACTCACTTGGCACAACCTTGGGATTGCCCCTCGCACAATCACTCAATTGTATCGTTCAACCGCTGTAAACCATCTCCTTGGATATGTAAAATTGACGGAGACTTTTATTCCTCAAGATACTTGTTCACAGTGGACTACACCGAAAGTGAAGTCGCTGACGATCCAGCCCAGCACAAACAGAGTCATGTTATGGTGCTGACAGAAGGACAGTGGAAAGGTAATGTCGTAGCATTACCAAACAACAGAGTTAGAGTTACAAGCCCAGCTTACTGGGTTACTGGTGAGGGAGCGCCAGATTTTAAACCAAGCCAATGGATACATTGTGCGGAGCAAGACGATAGTTATATGGACCCAGAAGTTACCTTTGATAATTTATATTCGGAGAAAGAAAAATGATGAAGAAGAAAATGATGATGGCTGGCGGAGGCATGATGAAAAAAGGCTATAAGTCAGGCGGCAAATTAGAAATGGTTGAAAAAGACGGCAAGATGGTTCCGTTTTATGCGGCTGATGGCAAAGGCAAGATGGCGGCAGGCGGTCCTGTAGAAAAAAGAAAAAAAGCAAAAGAAGATAAAAAGAAAAAAGCAAAAGGTGACCGAGGTTTCCAAGGTAGAGCCGCCGCTAGAGACCTAGCTAAATTTAAAGAAAAAAGAGGCCGTATAGGTGGAGCTTCAAGAGGAGCTTCAGGAGGAGCTATGGGCGGTGGCGGAGGTATGGGAGTTAGACTTATGGATGCCATAGGCGCACCTCGCCCAAGAAGAATGAAAGAAGGAGGCATGGCAAAGAAAGGCTACGCTGGCGGTGGAATGATGAAAAAGGGTTACGCTGGTGGAGGTATAGCCAATATTAGTAAAGCTGATATGGGTAATATGCTTGAAGGAGGCAAATCTATGCGAGCTACTAAAAAAGCTAGAGAAGATGCTAAACGCAGGGCAGAAGACCTTAGAGAAAGAATAAAAACCGGAAAAAGAAAACCAAACCCAGCAACACCAATGAAAGCTGGCGGTATGGCTAAAAAGGGCTATGCCAGTGGCGGAATGATGAAAAAAGGTTATGCCAGTGGTGGTATGGCTAAAAAAGGTTATGCCAGCGGAGGTAGAGGTTCTACTAGAGGTGACGGCATAGCTATAAAAGGTAAGACAAGAGGTAGAATGATTTAATTATGAGTGCGGAGGCTATTAATCAACTTTATGTGGAAACTTACGGTAGGCCAGCCTCCCAGGCAGAAATAGATTATCATTCTAAAAGGTTTGGAGCGGAGTTAGATGAAATAGAGAGTCAATTTCTACAAAAAGAGATAACATCTGTTCCAGGATATACTCCAC